TAACTGCATCTTCCATTTCAGGATTCCCAGTTAGCATACCTACATACTTTTTAACTCCCCTTAGTATATTGGCTCTCTTTTCATCTACTCTTCTCTTCAAACTCTCCATCATAGCAGACATTGTTTTCTCTGATATACCACTCATACCCTCTGATACAAATACTCCCTTTGGAATACCTGTTATCCTGGTGGAATATGTTTTCTATGTAAGTATCAATACCAGTTGGAATATCCATACCACCCTCTCTTTCAATCGGTGCTGATATAATCTTTCCTGCTACTAAACTTACCTCTGCTAAGTCTTTCTTTAATTGTTCAGCGTTAATAGTACCCTCAGCCATTTTATCGTAAATCTCTTTGATTACTTTTATCATTGGGAAGGCTACTTTACTGATAATGATTCCCTCTTCTGTTATCGTCTTATTAAGTGCGTCTTGCATATCAACTAACCTGTCTACATCTGAAACCTCTATGTTCTGTTCGTCATACTTAACAAACTCATTGTCTTTATTGCTTACATAAATATGTGGGTCAAACTCGTATGGTGCTTTACCATCCTCAATGATTTCCTTGTTCACATACTTAGTGAGCCACATAACCTCTCCCTTTGGCTTCCATATTTCCATATACAAAACTCTCTCGTTCTTTTTTAAGTCTATCTTGTTATCTCTTACAGTAGGGTCGTTAGCACTTATCTCGTATATTCTAAT